TAAACCATACTTCTTAAGCATTGCATTGATAATCTTTTGCTCGATTGTAAGTTCTTTTGTTTTGGCCTTATTAAGTTTGTTTTGAGCAGCAGTAAGATTGGCTAAAATAGAATCAAGGTCAGAATCTGGACCTAGAATACTGTCAGCGCCAGGTTTTTTTCCTTTATTTGCAAGAAAATCTAAATAAGTATTTTGTTGATTCATTCTTGCTGCATTTTCATTTGCTTTTTTCGCTCTAGCGTCATTACCTGCTTTTTTAAGGGCAATGACACCGCCTGTAATTGCCGCAGCGCCGCCGACAAGTGCAAGGGCTGCTGTAGCAGAAGCAACTGAGGCACCGCCTGTGGCGTAGGCCGTGGCAATGGCTGCAAGTCCTGCCGATGCTCGCAAAGCTGCAAATGCTGCTGTTAACTTACCAATTACAGTTGCAAAGGCGGCAACTCTGCCAACAGCAAATAAGCCAGCAACTATGACTGCAAAGGTCTTAACAAGACCCATATTGTTTGTAATCCACTCAGAAAAACTAATCGATATGGCTAGAAGTTTTATTGCACCATCAGTTGCCATTTGGAAGGCGACAACAAGTTTTGCGCCATTAGCTTCAATGAAAGCCTCGACTTGAGGTAGGACTTTGTTAGAAATAACCTTTGCAAAGTTTTCAAGAACTGGCAGAAGTTTATATCCAAGGGTTTCAAGAATTTCACCAAAGCGGATACGCAGAATGCCAAGCCTGTATTCAAGTGTGTTTGCTCTTGTAGCAGCAGCGCCTGCGGTTGCTTTTTGAACCTCAGCCATAATCGCTGCAAAATCTTTAGATTTAAGAGTTGCTGCATCAAGACTTGGAACTAATTTTTGTAAGCCTCTGAAATTACCTTGTAAGGCTCTAGTGACGGCAGTTGTAGCAGTGCCAAGGTCAGCGCCAGAGAAGGCTGAAACATTTAATGAGATTCCAAGTAAATCTTGAGCTGCACTAACTGATCCTGTGACTGCGGCTAGTTTGGCAAGAGCAGGTCTTAAATCATCATCGACAACGCCAGTTTCAAGTTGTAATTTAGACACATATTCTTCGACAGATGCAATGGCAGCGTCGGTGGCACCAACAGTATTGCGAAGGCTGTTGGCAAGTAGCATCTGACCTTTTTGGTCGGCAATGGCTGCCTGTACCGCATCTTTGCCAACTTTGATGGCAAAGGCGGCGACGGCGGCGGTTGCCACGCCAAATGCTTTAGCTGTTTTCTTGCTAAAATCGTCAAAGTTCTTGCCAAGTTTTGCAATATCTTTTCGAGCAGCCTTAGAACCTTTATCAGAGTATTGGGTAAGAATTCGGGCTACTACTGCACCAATTGCCATCTCTAACCCTTCTCTTTATTCAAATTTTTTTGTAATTCTGCTTTTGCCTCATTTAAGGCTTTTGCAACATTAGCTTCAATCTTTGCGCGGTCTTTATCAACGACGCGCCAAATTATACGCGATGCAGGCTTGAACCTTGCAGATAAGGTTCTCATAAACTGTTCGCCTGATCTCCTGCCAGTTGCGTTCTTGCCATTTTTACGGCCTGCAACTTCAAAGATAGCTCCAGCAGCGCTTTTATTTATCAAAGCACCGGCGCTGGTAGTGTAATCGCCACGCACCTTGCCTTGCGCCTTTGACTTGCGGATGCCAGCAACAACCTCACCAGTATTCCAAGCAGGCCAGCCAGCGCCACCGCGAGAACTCCTGCGAGGGTTGGCGGCATTGTATGTTCGCCAACCACTCATCGGAGTATCCGTTTGTGAATTGCCAATGCCACGAACAATGCTGTGAGCATCGCGTTCGGCACCGGCAAGTTCGGTGTTAATCACCTTGTTGAATTTGCGAACGGCAGATTTATCAAATTGCTTCAAGGCATCAAGTGTTTCTTTGATACCTGTTAAGACTATGACTTCATCCGCCATTTTTCTTCACCCGTTCTTTCAAATAAATCCCTATTGCCTCAATGATGCCTTCAGGGGCATCAAGTAAATCAATTGGAGATATGCCTGTTTCCACCGCAATTGCCGCTACTGTGTAGGTCAGGCTTTCGCGGTGGATTCGAAATTTGGGTCGGCATCCAATTCTGCGCTGAGAATTGTATCCAGATAATCAGGTCCAAATGGTTTTACGACTACGCCATTGACCTGTTGAGCCTTCCAAGCCAGCCAATAGATATGCTCTATTTTCTGCTCTTCGCCAATTAACTTAGGTAGTCCTTTACCGAAGTGCTGTTCAAATGCCACGATGATTCTTGGAGTCAGCTTATATGCCGAATCATTGCCATCAGTGGTCTTTACTTTGATTGCTAATCCATCCATTGTTTCCCCCTTGGGTTATTAAGAAGTTGCTTTTGTAATTGCTCCAGAAATAGGCCAAGTAACTGAAACCGTGGCTAATTCGCCAACGCTTCCTGAAAGGCTTTGCCATTCTGAAATCAATGCTGAGAATGTATATTTTGGATTGGTTGTGGAAGCCGATCCACTTGTAGGGCGAATTTCCATTGAAACCGCAGTCCCAATTTTAGTTGTTGCATCGCTTGGATAAACAAGTGTTTCAAGAGCGCCAGAAGCAAAGTCCTGGTTGAATTCCAAAGTCACCTGATTATCGCGAAGGCCAGCAACACGGGTACGGCTGGTGTTTGACATACCGGTAGTTTCCACGACATCTAGTGTTGAGGAAAGTGTTACCGATGTGACATATTGCGAGATGTCAGTGCTTGCAAATACTACATAAGCATCAGTTAAAACTATACGGGCCATTTACTTATACTCCTTTTGTGATAGCGCCTGAAACTGGCCAAGTCACACTTGCAGTGGCCAATTCTCCTACTGAACCTGATAGCGGTTGCCATTCTGAAACAAGAGCCGTGAAGGTGTAGGAAGGATTTGTTGCAGATACTGCTGCGCTTGTTGGCTTGACTACAACGGTTGTTGTAGTTCCAATAAGCGGGTAAATCGTTTGTTCCACGTTGGATGTTGCAAAATCCTGATGGAATTCTAAGGTTACAGAGTTATCAGCCAAGCCTGCGACACGGGTACGACCTGCGGCACTGGTGGATGAGAATCCTGTGGTTTCAACGACATCTTCGCTAGTCGTGATACTCACGCTGGCAATATGGTCGCTGAGATCAACAGAGTTGATGACGATGCTGGCATCTGTCAAGACAATGCGTGCCATTATTCAATCTCGCTTTCGGTTGCTAGTTTGCTTGCTGACTTTGCAGAAATAAGATGGCCTGCGGCAACAAGTGCCTCGACATTACATCCTGCTTCTTGCAATTCTTTATCGGATATAGAAGCACCCTTGTTTGCAAGAGTGAACGTATCTGAATTGACTGTGTAGCTCATTATTCTCCTTGACCCCAGATGGTTAGCCTGTATCTGTATGATAGAAATTCCACATCTCCTGCGAGATATGTTCCTGATTCTGCTGAAGTGACACGCAAGGCATTACACGCACCGCCAAGTGTTAAGTCAGATTCAATTGCTGCCTTGATAGAAAAGTCACCAGAGCCAGTTAAGTATTTGTCCAAATTATCTTGAGCCGTTCTTTCAGAGAAGCGTTGGACTAGAACATAGACATCTAAGTTCGCTTGATCCAAGCCACGGCTATTGTTTAAGTCAAAAGTAAAATCTAATTGCCCTATAACAGCGCAAGGTGGCTGTGGTAGGTCAGGCATTATGTCGTATGAGCGCAGACCCTTGATTGAGGAAAGATTCTTCTTAATGCCTTCGCGAACCTGCGTAGGTTTCATTTTGCCAACGCCGAGAGTTTGCGGAATGGGCGAAGTAGAACCTCGACATCTGGGTCTAGGCGAGAGCCAAGTCTTACAGTTCCCAATTCAGGAGTTCCTGCGATACCAAATGGCGACTGACGGCGTACAAACAGGCGTGAGGATTGGAGCTTGCAAGCCATTGCAACTTCGTGTGGAACGGATGAGTAACCCCATACCGCCTTCACGCGAACTGATTGAGGCAGGTTGTAAGGGAAAATGTAGGCGCCGATGGCGAGCAATCTTGTATAAGGCCATCCTCGGCGTGGGTTATTTATTGGCTCAACCATAAAGTCAGATGTTGACCAAACTGTTTCGTATGTTTGGTTGAAATTATCATCGGTTGCAATTTCATTGATGCTTATGAAGTCATCGGTGTTGGTTGTGTAGAAGTCTTGCGCTGTATAGTAACGCGTCACAGGACTACCAGTTGTGCCATCTCTGTAGAAGAATCTGCCGGTATAGTCATCAATCATTCTACTTGAAGCCATAATTGCTGCCTCAAGAGCAGTATCATCCTGAATGTCCTCGATGTTTAGAGATTCCTTCAAGTCTGACAGTGTGCAATATGCGTTGATTAGAGCCACGCTTTTTCCTCTTCTCTGCCTTCGGTGCTATTGCCCGTTCTAAATCGGGAGTTGCTGTTGCGGTTTGTTTCCGCCAAAACTTTATTCTTTCCACGATAGGTGATGCCTTTCATCGAGCCAATAAGACTTCTGATGTGGCAGAACTGCTGCGGTGTTTACGTGTATGGGGAATCCTAATTGACGAATCCTTCTTGAGAAAAGCAAATCCTCGCTAATCCAATTGCCATCAATAGGTCCATCCCAGAACCAACACCAGTCTTTGCCTTGATGGGGGTCTGCCATCTCTCGCATTTTTTCTAAGACGCTGCGATGTATAAGAAGGCACCCAGTTCCACAGGCATCAATTTGAAAGACCGCGTTGCGATCATATTTGAACAAAGGCAAGAAGCCTTCAGGCACATCTTGAAAGATGGCTGGAACTGGCTTTGGATATAAATGCTTGTGAGCGTCAAAGGCCGCAAAGACAAGGGCTGACACTACTGGTCGTTCTTTATCGTGAGCAGTTTGACAGAGTAAGTCAAATGTTTCGGTATCTAGTTGCTCATCGGTATCTATCATCAAGAGCCAGTCGGAATCGGTGTTCTCAAGGAAAGCCTTAACGACGCGATTGCGCATCTTGGAAAGTAATCCTGAGCCTTTAATTCTGACAAATGGCCCTAGTCTGTCGGCGCGATTTTGGCAGAGTTGAAACATTCTATATGCCCACGCCGCGTTGACGGAGCCTGGGTCACAGGCGCCAATTGAAACTTTATGACCTGACTTCATTGAATCCCCCGATTCATTAGGAAGTGTAGAGGCGAGCAAGTCGGGGGATTCCCACTCGCCCCTACACAACTATTTAGTTATTCGTTCTATTTAGAACGATGGAGCTGTTAAGCCAGTTCCGCTAATGATTGAAGCTGCGGCGGCATAACGTTGTGCGGTGAAGGCACTGAAACCATAAACAACTGTCTTGATGGTTAGGCTGCCTGGGGCAGTTGCATCAAAACGTAGTGAGAATGGTGATCCTGGTTGCTCCCATAGGTGCATTTCGCGAGCATCAACTAGATAGATTTCATCTTGGTTGGTTGCTGCGCCATAGGTTGTTCCTACGTTTGCATCTGTGATGATTGGAAGTCCAAGTAGTTGGTATCCACTGTTTGCGTATTGTGCAACACCTGCGCCTGTTGCTACTGCGTTGGTTGGGCCTAGAGCAGTTGGAACAACTACTGGGCGACCTGCGGTATCAGTTGCAGCGAGCAAAAATGCTAGGCGTCTTGGATGTAAAATCCAGTGCGTAGGTGTTGTGAACACATTGCTCTGAATTTTTTGTAGCGCATCTGCCAACTTAGGATATAGCAAAGCAACAGTTGGAGATGTTGAAGTGAAGGTTACTGCGTTTCCACCTGCATTGCGGATTCCTGTGAACTGGCCGTTTGAGCCTGATCCATTTAGGACCTGAGCATCAAGTGTGGTGTGCCAAGAACGGATTAGGTCAGCAACAACAAATGTGTCGATGCCTGTTCCGCGCTCAATTGCTTGACGTGATAGGTCTTGCTGTCCAGCGATTGTGCGAACTGGAATGGAAAGCAAGGTGTCATCCGCGTCAGTTTCGGAAACAGCAGTGTTCTGTGTTTCCTGAATTGCTGTTGATGTGCCTGTGGTCATTCTGCTAATTTCTAGCGACATACCGGCGGCAGGAAGTGACATCTTGTTTGTTGCGAAATCAGCAGTTGGGCGACCTGCGCGAGCTAATGGAGCTGCGAGATCGACTAGATACTGTGGAATTACAAGTCCAGCGAAGTTTGATGTATCAACATCGCGACGCTCAACTGACTCTTCCTTGATATGGCGTGCAAGACGCTCTTGTGCGGCGTAATCGCCACGTACTTGTGCATTGAACGCATCGCGAACAAAGGATGTTCCATTGTCTGGGCGATATGTGCGCTCTTCGCGAA